AAAATGGAACATCAAGGAATCCCGCCACACCATATCTGTTGACAGCGGTTATACAACAAGCGTGAATTTGCGAAAGGGGATTTCAATTCAGGAGATGCCGGATGCGTCTACTCCTGTCGCACAGCAGGACGAGGACGATGATGAATATGAATATGAGGATTAAAGAAAATAGCATGTTAAGATTAGGAATTATATCAGAGCAGGGAACGGGAGAGAATTTGGGTTTTGTTCGCGTGTCATTCGATGAGGCAGATATGGTATCTGCATGGCTTCCGCTTCCGTCAGCGTCAACTAAAACGACAAAGGCATGGCGCCCGATCGAAGTAGGAAGTCAAGTAGCTTGTCTTATGGATGAAGAGTGTGAGCAGGGCGCAGTGGTTGGTGCATTGTGGAGCAATGACGATATCCCGCCAGATTTCGCGAGTGAAAGCGCAATAGGAATACGATTTTCCGACGGCGCTGCATTGTATTACAATTCTGAAACCCATAAGGCGATTTTCAACGCTCCTGATTCATCACTATCCGCAAGGGTAAAAGATGCCGAAATTGAGGCGACGGATGACATCTCATTGACTTGCAGTAGGCTTGAGGTAAGTGGTAATGTTGAGATAAGTGGCAATGTCGATGTGAGCGGAAGCGTAAAATCGACCGGAACAGTAGAGGGTGTTGATGTGACAGCAACAGCAACGCAGGTCAATTTGAGTAGTCACATGCACCCGACAGCCGCAACAGGCTCTCCAAGTCCGCCAACTCCTGGAACATAAAACATATAAAATTATGCAAGCACAGAACACAACAAATTGGCAAGTATACATAAAAGATTCCTCAATTATATTGAGAGACGTAGACGACATCGCGCAGTGTGTATATCTTATCTTGACCACGATACCCGGAACAGACCCGTTGCGGCCGCTATTCGGAAGTAATGTTTACACATATATTGACAAACCAATGACTTCAATAGAGCCGATGCTTGTATTTGAGGTATATGATTCTGTGGGAAGATGGGAGAACAGATTGCGTGTGTCAAAAGTCGATGTAGTTAATTGGGATTTTGACAAGAAAAAGATTAATATAAACGGATTTATCACCTCTTCATCAGTAGAGGTTGTAATCGAATACAACTTATAGAATATGGCAACAAGCGTACCGTCATTTATAAATCGCGAGCCGTCCTTTGTGATGGACGAAATCAAGGCGCAAATGGAAACGATGCTGGGGCGTCAGATACAGCCTGCGCAGTTTGAACAACTTATATTGCAGATAATCGCATATCGCGAGGTATTATTGTTAGAGCGATTTAATGCGGGAATGGCGCAGATGTTATTTCAATTCAGCAACGCGCCCATATTGGATTACATTGCCGGACTGGTTGCAGTGGAGAGACTTCCGGCATCAAACGCGGGATGCATTGTTCAGTACACCCTTGTGCCTGGGCATGGAAACGTAGTTATCCCCGCCGGAAGTCGCGTCGGAACTTTTGACAGCAGGTTTATATTTCAGACAGCAGACGATCTGGAGATACCATCCGGAGTAGACTCCGTAGAAGTATTAGCAACTGCACAGCAAGCAGGAAAAGAGGCAAATGGATATGATATCGGAGAGGTAAACTTGATACTTGACCCGTTTGCGTTTGTAAGCACTGCATTTAACTTAACCGTAACAGGTGGAGGGGCAGACATAGAATCAGACGAAAGCCTGCGAGAGCGTATAAAACTTGCTCCACATCAATATACGACGGCAGGGAGCAGACAGTCGTATATTTATCACGCAAAAAGTGCCAGTCCTGCAATCATTGACGTTTCTGTGAGCTCTCCGATTCCAGGGACGGTTTTTATAGTTCCATTGCTGTTAGAGGGGAATTATGCGCAAGTATTGCAAGACATATATGACGCATGCAGCGCGGACACCGTCAGGCCTCTTACGGATACTGTAATAGTAGCAGAGCCAACAGAGATTCACTATGACATAGAAGTAGAAATAGTTGCATTTGAAGGCTCTAATATCAACGCAGTAGAAAGCAAGATCAGAAGCGATTTGCAACAATTTGTGAGTATTAAATCAAAAAGGCTGGGAATTGATATTGTTCGCTCTCACATTTCGCAAGTATGCCGTATTCCACAGGTTTACGATGTTAAAGTTGTTTTGCCTGCGTGGCCAAATAACCTGGTAGTTGACTTTGATGAAGTTCCGGTTTGCGACAGCATAACAGTGACAGTAACGGGAATCGAAAATGGATAAAAGAGTATTGGCAAACAGCATTGACGGATCGGAAATTGCAAGAGTAGCACACGATATAGTTTCTGATCGGTGGGACAATTGGGATTTGACAGAGTTTCTTGCATATCTCGTTGATACGGTTGCGCCTGATGCCCTTCCCTATCTTGCAGAGCAGTTCGATGTGGACGGTCTGCGAGGATTTGAAATGGCAGGAAATGAGGCGGCGCAACGAGAGTTAATCAAAATATCAATCAAACTGCACAAATTTATGGGTACGGTGTGGGCAATCCGTAAGGCGTGTGAAACCGTAGGACTACCTGATATGATTTTGATTGAGGGCGTACCGTCCAATCCGCCAAATCCAGACACGGATTGGGCGCGGTTTAGTCTATTATTAGACATACCAGGCGACCAGATTATGGACACTCGTCAATTTGCAAATCTTCGAGCGTTTGTCAATCAGTACAAGCCGGAGCGCTGCCACCTTGCCGAGTTGGGCGTTTGGCTCAAATTCGTAGAGAAAGAAAGGCTATTTAGGCCTATATTTCAAGAAAATTTAGATATTCAGATAAACGGCGAACAAATGACATATTGGGTCGTTATTATAGACGACGCCGATAATTTTTCCGTAGACGACAATAGCGATATAATAATCAACACTTAACATATAAAATTATGCCAGTAACAGCAAATCCAATTTCACACAGTGCCGTCCCTGAAATACAAACAGTAACAGGGCAAGACAGACTTTTAGTGCTTCAATCGTCAGGCGGGCAAACGCTTTGGCGGCGCATTGCAGCCAATTTATTTGCCACGAAACAATCTGTTGACAGCTTGACTTCGCACGGAACGTGGACGCCGGTGGCTCTCGCCGGATCAATAACAAGTCCATATGGGACATGGCATTCCGTCGGGGATAGGATGTTTGTTTATGCGCATTTTATAGCCCCAATTCCAGGACTTTCAGTGCTTCGCATAAGTGTCCCTGCTCCTCCTTTAGAAAGCGGTATTCTTGGTTTAGCTGCACTTTCTATTCCTTTAGGTACGTTCGTAAGACATCAACCCCCAGACGTAACATATCCAAATGGGAGCATTATAATAGCTAATTTGGAATCCCAGGCAATTCTTGCAACAAATATTGAGATCTATGGCTCTTACAGATTCAACCCAAATCCATAACAACATGAAAATCGATGATAAAACAATACGGCTCAAGGGCAGCCTGCATCTGGAGATTTTAGACCGCCAAGGCAAAGTAATGCGCGTGCATGACATGCGGAACCTGATAACTGCTGACGGATACATGAATGCAGCAAGGGCAATAGCCGGAGAATCAGGTGCAGGGATTAACAGGGTCGCAGTAGGTACAAGCAGCGCCCCCCCGAACACGACCGATACGGCAATTACAGGAGCGGTTTATGTTCCGATTTCAAGCATTGAGTATGCAACAGGAATAACTACCGAGTATAGCCCGCCGGTTTCTCTTTACGAATATATTCAATCTCCCGCAGGTGGATATGGCGTCGCGACGGTAGGCACAAGATTTCGGGCAATAAAAAGCGGGCGCATTACCAAGGTGCGATTCTTCCGGAATATAAATGAAACGGCAACATCCAGACTGGTAAGAATATGGACGCCGGCAGGCGATTCAGTTCTTGCAAGTGCAACGACAGTAGATGAGCCGTTAGCCTCGACATGGATAGAAGTATCCCTGGCCTCTCCATTAAGCGTGTCGGCAGGGTCTGAGTATGTGGTAAGCGCAGATTTTGCGAATCACTATCATGCGTTAAACAGCGCAAACATGACCGCACAAACGGGATTAGAATTTGTACAGGCGCAACGGCTTGTCGGCTCAAATGGATTTCCGCTAAATCCCACATCGCAACAAACACTTGTAGACGTCATCTTTGAGGCAATCGTAGGAGATGTGTCATATACGGCCGTTAAGTTTAATTTTACGGTTGATTTTCTTGACGCTGTCGGAATGAACATCTACGAGTTTGGATTAATAACGCAGGATGATAAACTATTTTCGCGACTTACAAGGGCGTTAATCGCAAAAACAAACGAGATGCAATTAGTGGGACAGTGGACAATAAACTTATAACAAAGAAATAAAATGCAGGACAGGAACGCAATTAACGGAATGGCAGCCGCTACTTTTATCATGATCGAGGAAATGTATAAGGGATTAGCCCCATTTATTTTATTGGGGGTTGTGCTGATTGCGGTTGATTGCCGCTTCGGAATTGCAGCAGCAAAGGTACGAGGGGAAGAGATTCGCCTTTCAAGATTGATCAGGCGCTCAATTAACAAGCTGGTAGACTACATATGCTGGGTTGTGCTGGCCGGCCTTTTTGGGCTGGAGTTTGGAACACTATTAGGGATTCCTGTTCTTTCCGCTCTGCTTCTCTTAATCATCTACGGGATTGAACTTACAAGCGTGTTTGACAATTATTTCAAGGCGAGGGACATAAATAAGCGAGTTAATATCTTTAAGCTAATCAGGCCAGACGTAGATAGTGTAATAGAAGACATTAAGGCTGGAAAAGAAGAATCCGAAAATCCGTCAATCAATGGCCAAAAGTGAATTACTTGCCCCTATAATTTTGATGTGGGAGGGCGGATGGGCTGATGACCCGCTCGACAGAGGAGGATGCACGATGATGGGCGTGACAATCGCTACCTATCGTACGTATTGCAGAAAAAAAGGAAGGACAGAGCCGACCTGCGAAGACTTAAAGAAAATAACGGAATCGGAATGGCAAGATATTTTCAAAACAATGTATTGGGACAAGTGGAAAGCTGACTGTATCGACAATCAAAGCATTGCGAATATTTTGGTTGACTGGATTTGGGCGTCGGGATATGCTACAATCAAAAATGTGCAAGGGATTTTGAAAGTAGATACAGACGGTATTGTAGGCACCCGCACGTTGGCGGCTCTCAATTTTGCATGTCAAAAATATCTGTTTCGCGAGATTCATGATGAGCGTATCAAGTTCGTAGAAGCAATCGTGGCACGCGACACATCGCAGGCTCGGTTTATCAATGGGTGGAAAAACAGGATTAACTACTTTAAATATTCAGAGATATGAAAGGCATAGGCATCATGATTGTTTTTGTCTGCCTGCTGGGCTGCAGGCCTCAGAAAATCATCGTACAGGAAAAAGTAATACAGCGCGACAGCGTGGTATACATGGTGCGCGATACGGTTATATACGTCGAAATAGAAAGGGTTGTTAACAGTGCGATCGGGAGAATCACCGACACTGTATACCTCGAAAATAAATTCAGTTATGCAATCTCATATGTTTCTGACAGCACATTGTTTCTTGAGCTTGTACAGAAACAACAGGAACTTGAGTTTAAGTTACAATATCGGGATAAGGAATATTACTCTTTGCGCGACAGCGTGCGCACGCTTCAGGAGATTGTCGAGGTAAACAGACTGACAAAAACGCAATCGTTTTGGGTCGTGTGCGGTTATATCTTCGCTTCGATAGTAGCGGCACTATTGGTATACTTTGTGTTCAAGATAGTATTAACGAGCTATATAGGTATTAAATGATTAATTATTAACGGCTGAAAGGCAAAAAAATTATTGGTATGAAAAAGATTATTTTGATTGGGATGTTGATTTTTGCAGCGAGTTTCGCTGTGGTTGTGCAGGCTGTCGCGCCGGATTCGGGCGACGGCGGGGCATATGTGGTTGGTGGATTTGCGACGTTTGCAGCGCTGGCGGCACTTACTACAACGGTTACGCAATTTGTAAAGGGATTTATTCCGGGTGCATCCGGATTTGCTATTCAGGCAATTAGTTGGTGTATGGGGCTGCTATTAACATGGTTCGGGTGGTTTTTGGGATTAGGATTCTTGGCCGGATTGGCTTGGTGGGAGATGCTTCTATATGGATTAGGTATATCCTTGACGGCAAACGGTATATTTGATTTCGGGTTCCTGACGGGCCTATTAGGGAAAAAGGATAATAATTTGAATGTTGATTGTAAGTATTTAGCTTTTTAGCGCCCAGAGGCCTCCGCTTGTGAAAGTGGAGGTTTTTATTTTTCTATCCAAAAACAACGGAAATCACCTTTTTGTTAAGTTCGTCGATAGGACTGTAATCCTTGCGTATGTATGTTTCCGTAATTCTATGAGCCGATGAATGATTGAGCGCGAATGCGACCAGCTCCGTGCTTGCGCCGCATTGGTTGTGTGCTATCGTAGCCCACGAGTGGCGAAACGCGTAGGTTGTGATTTTGTCAGACATGCCGAGTTCTTTACAAATAGTGGATAGTCCTTTGTTGACGGTTTTTACAAATCCGAGCGGATCAACAAATCTTTCTCTGAACAAAAATAGATTATCTTCCCGCCCTTTGTATTTTTCCAAAAGCGGGCGAATACACTCCGGCACCGTTATTTCCGTATACGCTCCGGAATCGCTTCTTGTGCGAGTTTTTTTCCGCTTGTAGCAAAGCCTCCAATCCTTTTTCAATGCAGATTTTTTAAGGTCGTATAAATCCGCCGCGTTAATTCCTGCAAGGCAAAAGATAATCATAGACACATCTCTTGCTATCTCCATGCGCGATACTCCGTTTCGGTAAAACGGATATGATAAATCATCCTTTAACAACCTTTGAAGCGCCCCGACTTCGATGCTTCGATTGTCTGACGCCTGC